CTACTTCCTCCCACTCATAGTCGCCATCAAAAGTAATTCTGCCGGTAGAATTGGAAGCAATACTCCCAGCTCTAGGCCAAGCTAAACACTGATTAGAGGTGGCAGGTAAGCCTGCAAAATTAGCGCTCTCTATATAGTTTGTTGCTGTCACGAGGGCAGCTTCCTTCAAAGTGTCAGAAGCGTCTTCCCATGCCGCAACGTCTAGGCGATCTTCAAAATAAAGATCTGCTTCTTCTAGAGTAGCATATGAGTTAATACCAATTTCTAGTGCCATTACGCACCTCCAATAGTAAGTTTAAAATTAAGCGTGGAATACAGGGAGAATACCCAAGTTGAGCATGTCAAACTTACGGAGGTAGCTATCTGCAGCAGCGTGTGCTTCAGGCGCAGCAAAGGCGCTTGGGCTACCAGCCCAGTCGTATCCCATTGGGTGTGCAATATAGCCCCAACGATACCAAATATCAGTGGTACCACCGCCCATGTAGCGGTTAGCGTCGCGGAACATTTCAACAGGCATTGGCACAGACAGCATAGCCATCTCAACAGCACCTGGCTTAACGAAGAAGGTAGTCTTAGCAGACAGAGCGCTTACATCACCGTTACTAGCTTGTGTTCCTTGGCTAGCACGAGTCATGATCAAACGGAACTTACCACCAAAGGCAGTTTGGAACTCAATGTTACCTTCTGTAATAGTAGTTTGGTCAACGAGGTTAGCAGTACGTAGTTGAGTCATGATTTCTGGTGAAGTAACCATGTATACATACTCAGGCTCGTAATCAGCGTAGCCAAGTGAAAGGGCTGTGAACAGGTTCTCAGCACGGATAGCGCCGTATCCTGAATCAACACCACGACCAGCCAAAAGACCACGAGCGTCAGCAGCAGTAGCTTCTGCGCCGAAAGCGCCAGCGGCGTTAATGTCTACGTAGAAACCTTTAGTAGCGTCAGAGTAGTCAATACCAAAAGCATTGAGGCCTTCACCCTTGAGGGCTTCAGCGCCAGCAACACCCTTCAGTACTGAAAGGATAGTGTCGTGCTCGTCTTGAGCGCGGACTTCACCGAAATCGCGAGCGATTTTAGCAAGACCGTCTTGCTGAGAAACAACACGCTGCATGTTAACTTCTTGAGCGCCGTGTGTACGGACAGTCTTGACGTAAGTCAAGTAGTCAGAAGCATAAGACTGCTTAAGACCGTCAGTTGCGTCTGTGACAGAAGCAGTGTTAACAGTTTGAGCTGAGTAAGGCTTGAAGAAACGAGTCTGACCGATGAAAGTTTCAGTTGAAGTATCGATCTGAGCGTTAGAACCAACGATGCCAGTTCCAGAAAGCTTCTTAGCGCTAGTGTACATTTCGTCTGAGTAAGCAGACAGAGCGTTTTGCAGAGCAAATGAGAAATATTGAGGACCGTTAGCGTTAGGTCCAAAAGTAGTAATAGCCATTTAAGACTCCTTTAAAATTTTTAAATTTATTTAAAAGCTTAGCTTAAAAACCAAATGTATTACTTTGAGGCTGACTGCTAAAGTGCTGTAAAAGCTCTTCAGTAGTCATTTCAGTAATTGGCTTATCAAGCTGCTGGGGGGTTGCAGTACCTGCTGCTGTGGCAGCTCCTGTACCGCTGTTTACCTTAGCTTTGAACAAGAAAGAATTTTCGTCATCTTTAGAGAAATGACTAACGTATTCCTTGATTGAAATACCAGACTTGTGCTTCCAAGTATTAGCTTCATCTTGTACCATTTGGTTTACGAAACGTTCGTAAGCCATTTCGGCGGCAAGATCACTGCGGAAATCAAGTCCACGTAAAGCATCTTTAACTGCGTGATCACGAGTTAATCTGATGTTCTCCTTCTGCAGAGACTCTAGACGTGCGTTCATCTCTGCCACTTTGAGTTCGGCCACTTCTTTATGGCGACCTTCATCCTCCATCCGCTTAATTTCAGCTTGTCGCTTCTCTTCTTCAAGTTGAACTTTTTGCTTAAGTACTTCATCGCGAGTCGAGTAAACTTCGTCGAGCTTTTCTTTGAAAGCTGCTTTTGCTTGGTTTACTTCTTCTTGAACCCGACGCTCAATAATTAATTTGAGGTCTTCGTCTTGAATGCGAGAGTCAATTTGTTCTTGTGTTGAAGGTTGTGAAGTCTCTGCGGAAAGATTCTCTTCAGGAATATAGTTAGTTTCTGTGTTCATTGTCACTTCTCCTTGATTGATTCGGATATTTTCTGTGCTCATTTTATTTCTCCTTGAGGCACTACCTCTGTAAAATTTTCAGTCACGGACTAAAAAAATATTGGAATTATTTAAGATAAATTTTAATAATCTAAAAGATAAAG